CCTGCAGAAGTCTGGAATGTTATAGAGTTACTTAAATAAAAAAAATGATTTTAATAGATTTAAAAAAATACAAATCCCTAGATCAAGCACTAAAAGTTTATAAGCAGAAAACTAATAAGATAGGGACAGTAAAAGAGTTAAGAGATCGTCAAGAGTTTGTTAAACCTTCAGTTAAGAAGAGAGCTCAAAAATTAAAAGCACAATACGTGCAGAAGAAATTCGGAAATACCCAATAGGGAAATTCTTTTTATAAAGCAGTGGCTTTAGAACTTTATTATTCATATCTTTATGAACATTAATTTAAAACGGTTATAATATGGATTTAGAAATGATTAGTTGCACCAAGTGCAATTCCCCAATGCCTAAGTTGAGAAAAGAGAAATACGGTTATTCGTATTGTGTGAACTGTTCAACAGAAAAACCTCTACTTGCTCGTACTGTTACTTTCGGTACCGGAGATGATATCTGGACTGATACAGAAATCCTAACACAGGAACAAGCTCAAAGAATTATAGAATTAGAAGCTAATGCTATAGGAAGAAAAGTAGTAGGAGAGTTCGAAGTAATAGATTTCGATACAGAAGAGAGCCCTATCTCCTCATCAGCTACCCCAATTGTAAAACGTTTAATAGACGGTGAAGAGATGGATGATCAATCTGCTTTTGTTTATGATGCAGATTACGACTCTGTAGAAGAAGAAGAGGAAGACGATGATGATATCTCGGACGATTAATTATGGCAAGACCTTCTAAAATATTATCAAAAGAAGATTTACTACGTGCAATAAAAATGACTCGCTCAAATCGAGCTGCGGCCAGATACCTTCATGTTTCGTATAACCATTATAAAAAGTATGCTAAACTCTACAAAGATGAAGCTACTGGGTTAACTTTACTTGAAACACATCTTAATCAGTCTGGTAAAGGTATTCCTAAATTTTTAGGCAATGGAGGTAAAGAACCGCCTCTTATGGATCTAATAGAAGGAAGGGTACCTGTAGAGCATTTTGATGCAAAGAAGATAAAGCAGAGAATTATATTTGAAGCTTTGATCGAAGAGAAATGTAGCAAATGTGATTTCAACGAAAGAAGAGTAATCGATAATAAGATACCTTTGATACTAAGTCATAAGGACGGTAATCAGAGAAATTATCACTTAGATAATTTAGAGTTTTTATGTTACAATTGTTCTTTCTTATATGCAGCATCTCCAATAACAGACACTCAGGCAGATGGAATGGAAGATTATATACCTGCTAAAGAAGAGTTTGGTTGGGAATTAGATGAGTACCATCTTGAGCATTTAAGATCTTTAGGATTATACAAAGAAGAAGAAGAAAAGCCAATCGGACACGAGTATATAACACGACAGTAATATTTATATACATGGAAGATAACTCAAAGAAAGGAAAACCTAAGCTAAAAGGCAAAAGACCTAAGCCTCTAGAAAGAAAAGTGGCTGATGATCTAATTAAGTTGCATGAACGTAATGAGAAGTTACGAGAGAAAAATATTAAGACGGACTTTTTCAAGCTATTCTAGTTGGAATTCAGCAGAAAAATTCGTACATTTATTAACTAAAAGACATAATTATGATATACAAGTTCAATAAAAATTCTTTAAATTTTGAAAAGACAAGTAGGTTCAAATTATTAGCAAGACCTATAATTATTACAGCACTTATAACGAGCATTTTCGGGTATACTGCAAAACAAGAAGTAGGCATTCCAGAAGAGCAGAAGTTAATTGTGTTAAGAGAAGTAAATAAGTTTTCAGAAGAGAGGTTAGTTGACGAAATCGCAGGATTAAATTTTAGATTTCCTCATATAGTATTAGCACAAGCAAAATTAGAATCAAACAATTTCCGTTCTTATCTATTTAAAGAGAATAATAATATGTTTGGTATGAAGCTAGCAAGCTCTAGATTAACAATTGCTAATGGAGAAGAACACGGATATGCTTCTTATGAAAGTTGGTCAGAATCTTTAATGGATTACGCTTTATATTATTCAAGCTACTTAAGAAATGTGAAGACAGAAAAAGAGTATTACCAGTTTCTATCTAAATTCTATGCAGAAGATGTTGCGTATGTAACAAAAATACAGAACTTAATTAAAAATGAACAACTTAAATCTAAATTCAATTAAACAAAAATTAAGGTTATGATAAACATTTTACAAAAAATCGAAAGTTTCTTTAAAAGAAAAACAAAGTACAACGATAAAGAAGCTAAACTTCTGGAAGTTGTAACTAAAATGGTAACTAGCCCAGATGTTGATCTGGTTTGTAATCCAATGAATGGTGTATACTATATCTCAAATGAGAAGATACATTATTATATGAAAGTTACTGAGTTTGAAATTAGTATCACTAATACAAAGTTTGCTTATAATCATGTCTATACTAGCGGCTTTGGTTCAGAATTACTAAACGTAGTAAGAGAAGCTATTGATCAGCAAGTTGAAGAGTTTGATAGAAAGGTTTTTATTAATGAAGTAAACCTATTAACAAATATAGAAAAAGCTATTCGATAATATGCTAGAGATAAACGTAAAAGACTACAGCGAATTAGATGAAATATTTAGCCCAGGCAACGAAGTCTTAATTGAACAGATGTACAAAGCAGTTAGTAAAGCCTATAAAGAAGGAAGTACGTATGCCGATGTCTTTAAGATTACAGTTGGAGAAGCTGATTACAGTTACGAGGTAGGCGTCCCTAGAGAAGAATGGCAAAACGTATTAGATACTGTCCTTTCTTATTTCCATAAAGAGCAAAGAACCGATGACTGTATTGATGTATGGCAGTTACAAGAGGGAATTAAAGCAGGAAAAGTTATTAAGAAAAAAGTTGCAAATAAGAATAAATAATCGTACATTATATATATAAACAATTAAACAGTTATAAGATGAACTACACACAAAAGATCTCAAAGATCGCCAGCAAACGCCGTAACGGTGACGTACCACGTATCAGTGACGTATTAGAGAATGACTTTAGTACTTCTCACATTACCAATGTATTAAACGGAGCTCGTTTCAACGATCGTATCGTTAATGCAGCTTATCGCTTGTTGTATCGCAGAGAAAGCAATGCTACAAAGATTAGCAAGTTGACAACAAAATTGACAGAAACTAAGTCAATGGTTGCTGCTAAATAAGCAATGTAGAATTTAGAAAGAGGCCTCCTTTTAGGGGGTCTTTTTTTGTTCTTTCCGGAAAAAAAAGTGAAAAAAAGATTGTGAGTTAGTGGCTTTTCTGCCTGATAGTTCGTATCTTAAGGTATGTTAGAGAGATAGATACTTTAACAGTCACTTAAAAATAAAGGTTATGATGAATAAATTAAGTAGTAAAAAAGTAGTAGAGCTCGAAGCAGAGTTTGGTGAGTTTGAAATCGGTCAAGTAATGGGCGGAAGTAATAGTGTTTATCTACGCTTCGGATACTGGAGACGAGTTAACGTCGGTAAGCTTCAGGAAATGTTAGGGTTTGGTTTTAATGTTGTTGAAGACGACATCGACGATGATGATTGCGGTACTTTATATTCTTACAAATTAAAATAAGACTATGTCAGAGAAGAGAGGTCATACAGTCAAGATTGAATACCCATTCAATACAGCAGGAGTTATGGAGTGTTACTACCCAGATTCAGACACATGGTATAGAACTACATGTTCAGAATTTAGAGCATTTGATGGTAGAAGACGTATAACAGAACCGGAATTTGTATCTAGACTTAATAAAGATATTCCAATGATTACAGAAGAATACTACGGACCAGTCTACCATCTAGGTACTAATACAATAGTTGAAAGCAAAGGACTCAATATGATTGTGGGTGGTACGAAATGGCATTCAATATACGATGATCCTTCCGGAAAAAAAAGTAAAAAAAAGATTGTAAGTTAGTTGCTTTTCAGTGACTAAGTTCGTATCTTTAAGTATAATAAGAAATCAATTAAACAATTTAAAAAACAAAGGTTATGATGCAATCATTTAACAAATCCCTCGACACATTTATGACGAAAGAAGACATCAACAAGGTATGTCCATTAGCTTTCGCTTCAGCTCCTACTAATCCAAAGGTTAGTGAGAAGTATTTACACGTCAATACTGAGACTATTATTGACGACTTAGCTAAGTTGAACTGGTTTCCAGTTACAGCTTCTCAGAGAAAAGCTCGTAAAAAAGGAGCAGATTCTATCTTCTCTAAGCATATGATCTCTTTTCAGAATCCTGATATTATGATCAAAGGTGCTGACGGAGACGATGCTTTCCCTCGTATTATCATGACTAACTCTCATGATGGTTTTAATTCATTCCAGTTTGCAGTCGGTATCTTCCGACTAGTATGTTCTAATGGATTAGTTATTGCTGATGAGCAATTTGCTGACTTCCGTATCCGTCACGCAGGATATACTTTCGAAGAACTTCGCGGAGTAGTATCTAAAGCAGTTAACGACTTGCCTAATAAGGTAGAGGTTCTTAACAAGATGAAGCAACGCATCTTGACTGACGAAGAGAAGATGAAATTAGCATTAGATGCTATGACGCTTCGTTCTGGTAAGCTTGCAGAAGGTGCAGTAATCGGTTACGATGACGAGACTCTTCGTGATATGTTAACTCCTAAGCGTACTGCTGATCAAGGAGACGATCTTTGGAAAGTGTTTAACGTAATCCAAGAGAAAGTAACTCAAGGAGGCTTCAGCGCAGCTCTTCGTGGAGCTAAAGTTCGTAAGGTTCGTAAGATCAAATCTTTCGAGAAGGACTTGAAAGTAAATAAAGAGTTGTTCAAACTAGCAACAGCATTGCTTAACTAGTTAGTAAATATAAAGGAGCCGGACTCACCTCCGGCTCTCTTTTAACTTGTCTTTATGCACGAAGTTTTACATATATTAGGACTATGCGGTGAAAAGCATTTAAGCTTCATCGCCTTATTTACAGACCCAACATTAACAATTGAATTATGGAAAATGAGATACTATTTTGGAAGGATGGCGACTACACTGCAAGGGGTGGCTTCTTCGTTAGGAATAACTTAAAAGAATTTTTACAGACGTTAATCGACGCAGGTCATGAACCTGTAGGTATTAAGATCGATATGGATAGCTTAAATTTAGAAGTAATAGTAAAAGCTACCGAGGATGAAGATAATTAGAACCCTTTGGGGTGCTAGATATACAGAGGAAATAGAAAGAGCTACTCAGATTAGTCGAGAGTTTGGACTACTACCGGAAGATCAATTAGTATATTGCTGGGATCAAGACAACCTGGACTTTGTTCAGAAATTAGGATACCAGACTCAGTATATGGGGGACAATACAATAGGCTGGGAGGGTTGGTTTATTAATAAACTGATTGCCTTCCGCCTATCCTCTTTAACAGGGCCTTTTCTTTACTTGGACTGGGACTGTATTCAACAAAGACCTCTTGATAGTAATTTTTGGAGAAGTTTAGAAAAAGGAGAAGCTATACAAATGCCTTTGTATTACTTCCCGCAAAAAGCTATTCAAAAGTTCCAAACTATAACTCCGTTTATAGAAGAAGAAGGTTTAGAAAAGACTCATTACTTCAACCTAATGATGTATCAGATACTAAGGTACGGTAAATGGGAATATGATGGTGGATTAGCTATACCAAATGCCGGTTTTGTATACAGTAGGCAACCTTCTTTTCCTCATGATCTCTTTAAGATATTCAAAGAGAGGACTATTACAACAAACATAGAAGAGCTTTGTGCTATGCTGTATTTTAACAGGTATATACACAGTGTAGATGAGTATATAGACAAAGTTGAACCTAAGGTGTGTATAGGTAAGAGCGACGGGGATATGTGGGCGTCTCAGTATCTACTAAATAACTATATTAATTCAAAAGCTAGTAAAGATATCTACTTTATTCATGAGTGATTTTAAAATAATATACGTCAATTGGACTCAACCTTACTTTAATAAGAAGAAGTTTACAGGTATAAAAAGCTATCTAAAAGATACGCCGGAAGAAGCCCTTGAATATAAACTGGAAGAGTATGAAAAGCTTATGCAGATTTATAGCTTTACATCAGCTAAAAGGTATACTAATGCTTTAATAAAAATGTATACAGATACAGCCGGGTACGAGTATTACCGTAAAGAAAATATGCTACAGTACTTTGATGAGATTGATGTAGACTTTCTTAATTCTGTTAATAAAGACACTCGTATAGATGCAGCTCAATTTTGGACTAGCGGTAAGATACTTTCTATATGCAACGAGAAACCTCCATTTTTATTTATGGATACAGACTTCTTCTTACAGGAAGAAATACCAGAATGGGTTTTTAAAAAAGATGTAGTACACGCCCACTGGGAACTATTACGAGCATGGTTACACGTACCGGTTAGTAAAGCTAAAGATCAATTCGGATTAGATATTCCAGAATTTGCAGATGCAATGTTAATTCCTAACACTTGCTTCCTATTTATGAATGATAACGAAAAGGTAAGAAGTATTATAGAAAGGTATAGGGAATTACATTTAGAGATTGTAACTAAGAAATACGATTATGTACCAGACGAGTTATGGTTAATGACAGACCAGAACATACTAGGCTACATACTAAGAGATAAGGATGCTGATGTCGGTCATGCAATTAATAAGATATATATTCAATTTGCAGACTCGGTTGGGTCTACCGCTGTCGGTAATACACCTAGATGGACACATTTTGATAATATAAAAAGGAAGTACCCAGAAGTTAAATACCATCACGTATGGTTTGAAAAGATAGGAATGCACTCTGATCCGGAATATAAAAAGACTGTAATCGGTAACTGGACAAAAGGAATAGAAGAGAATATTAAAGTTATAAAAAGTAAATTATGATATATTGGTTCACAGGACAGCCTGGAGCTGGAAAGACAACTCTAGCCGATTGGTTAGCTACACATTACCATACTAAAGCTATAAAAATAGATGGTGATGATATTAGAGAGATTTTTGATAATAAAGACTACTCAGAAGCTGGAAGGAGAAAGAATATAGAGCTTGCTCAGAATATGGCTCACTTCCTCCACCATAAGGACTACAACGTTTTCGTATCGCTTGTATCACCTTATAAAGATCAAAGAGAAAGCTTTAAAGAGAAGCTAGGAAACGGTATAGTAGAACTCTACATACATGCCTTTGAAGATAGAGGACGTAATCAATTCCACGTAAGCAATTACCAACCACCTACAGAGAATTTTATAGATGTGGATACAACAAATGATAGTCCTTTTGAATCTTACCAGAAAATTAGAGAGAAGTTGGATTCTAATAATTAAAATCGTATCTTAAAGTATGAGCAATAAATACTTAGCTACTGCAGCATTTCAATCTTCCTCAAATGTAGTGAAGTATTCTATGTTTATAGGTAGGTGGCAACCTTGGCATGCTGGGCATCGCTGGTTGATAGATCAGAGATTAAATGAGGGTAAGAAGGTTTTACTAGCAATAAGAGATGTAGAACCTGATGAGAGAAACCCCTGGAGTGCATTCCAAGTAGCAATGAATCTTGAAGAAGAGCTATCAGATCTAATGGCAGAAGGTAAGGTTAGATTTATTATTATTCCGGATATTGAATCTGTTAATATTGGAAGAGGAGTTGGCTATGATGTAATCGAGCATATACCACCAGAAGAAGTTAGAGAGATATCTGCTACTGCTGTCCGTAATAAGATGAAAGAGGAGGGTAAGTTGTGATAGTAGAGAGAAAAAGACATATCGCTAAAACTATAAGCTACAGAGTAATAAGTACCGTAATTGGATTCCTACTCATGTGGCTTATTAGCGGTTCAGTTAAAGTAGGAGCAGCTTTCGGAGTAGCAGAGTTAATTTATAAACCTATTCAATACTATATACATGAACGTATTTGGTATAAATGGATTAAATACGGATTAAAAAAATAAATTATGATATACACAATAGTTTTCTTATTATCAATTGTAATTCTGTACTCTATAATAGGGTGGAAAAAGATCTTCGACAAGTACTTGATGTACCTTGATAAGAGCTATTGGACAGATTATAATACAATTGAAGCAGCTGCATGGCTAGCAAAAGCTATCATTATCATTCCAGGATTAGTATTTGGAATAGAGATATGGTGGTTACATTTTCTTACATTAGCTACATCTAGTTTACTGATATGGGCTAGTATGAGAAAGAGTTTACCTACTTTAGTATTATTTAATACAATTTGGATCTGTATATCGTTGACGATTATAATCAGACATCTAACGGCTTAGGTATGGATATGAAAGAGATTATTACTGCCTGGATAATTAAAGCTAAGCCAAACGATAGTCAAAAGAAACTAGCAGAGGAAAGATATCAAATATGTGAACAATGTCCTGAAAGAAAAAATTTACTTAGTAACCGTAAATGGTCTGAGCACTGCGGAGAATGTGGTTGCTTATTAGAAGGAAAAGTCTTTACTCGTTCATACGATGCTTGCCCATTGCATAAATGGCTACCAGTAGAAGCTAAATATTTAAGCGAAATCTCTATAGTAAAAAAAAATAAAACAATTATATGATCCCCGGCTTAATTCAAATAGAGGACTTTTTAAAAAACGTAGATGAGATTAGAGATCAAGCTTTGAATTTAAAGTACACCCCAGCATTCGAAGAACAAGGATGGAAAGGTTATAGATGTCTAGAACGTAATGAACTAACTACAAAGGTAACTGAGTTAGTTAAAGCAGAGTTATCTAAACGAGATGATAAGTTTACTACTGCGGACTACGATTGCTACTTTCATTACACATTACAAAATACTGTAAAAGAAAAAGGATATTATAAAAACCGTATACATAAAGACCGTCTTAAAGATTACGCAGGAGTTATCTACTTAGCTACAAATCCTATTTCTAATTCTGGAACAGCTTTTTACGATGAAAACTATATTCAGGTAGCTGAAAGTAAAAATAAATACAATACACTAGTATGTTACCCGGCTAATGTTAACCATGGAATACAAGAACCGTTTGGGGACTCAAAAGAAAATGGTAGATTGACTTTCACAATTTTTATTGGATTTAAACAGAAGCAATCTAAAACGTTAATATGATAACAATCCAGCAATATAAAATATCAGATACACTTTCTGTTTATAAGGCTAAGTACGACTGGGAGTATGGACGAGACGAGATCGCATATAGAGTAAAGCAAAACAAATGGCTCTTAGGTACAACAGACTTTAATACAACTGAAATAAAAGTTAGAAGCGCTGAAATTGACTCTGTAATAGATTACGGAGTACGTATTGCAATGAAGCTATCAGGAATAGATACCCTACATGATCGAGCTTGGACAGGAAAGACTTGGAGCTATATTCAAGATAAAAACTCGCAAGATCCTGAAAAAGGATTTCATGTTCATACATCTACTATTAACTTTCCAGATACTAGAGTAAATGCACCAATACTAACAGATTGGACCTATTGCTTTTATCTACAAGTACCTGATGACTTAAAAGAAAACGAAGGAAGTTTACTTCTAAAAGATAAGAGTAGTAAGGTTTATGCTATAAAGCCAGAAGAAGGAGATTTTATCTTCTTTAAAGGAGATGTAGAACATAGGCCAAAACTAGCTCCTAATTCAAAAGGAGTTAGAATAGCCATCTGCTCTAATATTAGCTTTAATATAACAGAAATTAAAAGTGGTAATATACGATAATTTATTTCCGGAAGACTTTTTCGAAGCTATTAAAGTAGAAGGTAAGTATTCTATTGAAGAGGGTCAACAAGACTGTTACAGATTTCGTACCCTTCCTGGTGAATTTGCAGTAGGTGTAGAGAATTTTCTACTAGGAGTAGGAGTAGAACATCAAGGAGATAAGATGATTATTAGTAAAAGACCTACAGGCTTTATAACAAAGTATAGCCGGTTTCTAGACGAAAATTTCTCTGTCTTTGTCTATTTTATAAATGAAAATTACACAGGAGGTGAACTTATGTACGAGAAACAAGTAATTAAACCTTTACAGAATAGAGGAATATACTTTGACAATATAGATAAATTTGAACTGACAACAGTAACAGAAGGTACCCAGTACATACTAATATCTTATTTTAGAAAAAATACAATAAAACAGAAAAAGACACTAATATAAAATATATAAAGTGCTTCAGGCTGATATTTATACATAAACGAATTAATTTAAACTCATAATATGAAAGCTGTTTTAATAGGAAGTGATTTCTTACTTGATAACGACGGAAATGCAAAACTGGTAGAATTTAATACCAGCGCTGGAGCCTTCCAAAGTATGGTACCTCACTTAGATTTTACTGAATTAGAAAACCTTTTACAGGTAAACTCTATAGCAGAGCTTGTTTATATCTTCAATGACGAACAGGTAGTTACGGACCCTAGCTTTAGAGCAAATATTACAATTGGTAGCGACTTGCAGAATCTCTGCTCAAATCTTGGCATTACCTACACACCCTACCAGGTAAATACGTATTCAACCACAGTACCGTATATTGAGGATAGCCCTACAAAGTTTATACTAAGACAAGCGTTTGATTCAACAGCTTTAATAGATGACGAGTATTGTGCAGATAAAGCAAACTTACAGGTCCTAATTAAAGATGAATCTTATGCAATACCTACATATATTAATAATCCTGGATACGAACTGAATACGTTAACAACATATAACGAAAATACTACACCAAATATTGTAGTTAAGTCTAGACTTCCTCAATACGATGCTAAGGTATACCCGGAAGTACACTCTATAGGTAGCCAAGCAGATTTAGATAACTTAAAGCAAAATACAACACATCCTTATTTTATACAAGAGTTTGTTAATTCAACTAATAACGTAAAAGAGGGAAGATATTGTATTATTAGAAGTCTTGATTTAGTATACGGAGCAAACTTAGATACTATGCATTTAGGTTCATACCACCAGTCCTCACAATACGCTTTGGATATATGGCCGGATGAACTTCAAGCGAACTCGACTGCCTTAACAAATAAATCTAGAGTTAAATGGATTTCTAAGTTAGCAACTGACGAGCAGAAAGGTATATACCATATCGACGAAGACACTAAAATTATAACCGGCACCGGAGCTTATATAACAATCGATCAAGTAGAACAAGGTACAGTAGTTAAGTCTGCTAACTTTAGTAATTTTCCTACAGGATCTACAGTTAATGTATTTGCATATTCTTCTTCTTTCCAAGAGATGCAAGACTCCTTAGAAGTTAATACAGCAACAGTAGTAGGCTTTAAAAGTTCAAGCTTAGAAACAGTTTACATAAATGTAACTTTAGATAGCGGTATTAATTGGGATGACTCTACAAGATCAACTTTTTATACAGAAGATAGCGGAAGTTTAATTACACGTTTTAGATCCTTAGGTCAAGCTAGTTTAGGAGATAAAGTTATTCTTTTAGATGTTAGCTCAAATGAACTTGTAAAGCAAGAAATAACTGCATTAGAAGCTGTGTACGATACGAAGATAACATATGAAATGGATGTTGAGGAGCAGGATATATTCTTATCACTTTTAGATGAGGATACTAACATAGCGTTAGTTCAACATAACCCATGTTGGTGCGAAGGATGGAATTGCGGGTATTATAGCTGTTATAACTCCTGTGCTGGATGTGGCGGCGGAGGCTGTTTTATCGGAGAAGCAATGGTTACAACACCAGACGGCCAGAAAGAAATAAAAGATATTGAAATCGGAGATATAGTTCAATCCTATGATTTTGTTAAAAACGAACTTGTTACAAAGAGAGTAAAAGGATTATGGAAATCTGATTATAATAATAAGTTAGTAATAATAAACGGAATAAAAACTAAAGCAACAATAGGACATCCATTTGCGATAAAAGATTTTGAAGGAAATGTAAACTGGGCAGCTGTAGATCCGAAAGCAGATAAAGAATTCCATAAAGACTATGAAGTCTATCAATTAGAGACTGGTAAATATTTTATTAACCTTATGGGTGATTGGGTAATTGTAGATTCTATCGAATTTGAAGATTTTAAAGGTATAGTTTACAATATATCAGTTGAAGATACTCATAACTACGTAGCAGAAGGTCTCTTAGTTCATAACATGGCGAAAAAATTTCAATAATATGGCAAATATAATAAAAACGGTAGTTATTCCTACAACACCAGAAGTAGATTTAAAAGTAAAAAATGTAGTAGAATCGATACTAGCGCTAATTAGAGCTAAGCATCTATCGTAGTATCTTAAAAAAGTTATATGTTAGTTGATAATAAGTTTTTGTTTCTAAAGATACCAAGAACAGCTACAGTAGCATTTGAACGTTCCTGCTTTTTAGCAGGACTTTCTATTAAATACCCTGCCGATAATGTCTTAGCACAAAGACAGGCAGATAAAGGAATTGAACCGTATCGACATGCTCACCATCCTGTATCTAAACTTCGAGAATATTTTGGTAACGATTACCCTATTGTAGCAATAACTAGAGATCCTTTAGAAAGGTTTTTATCTGCCTGGAAGTATACTATTAAACATATTGCAGAAACTAATCCTGAAATATCCAAAGCACTTGAAAAAGTAACTAGTAAGCAGTTTATAAATGCTTGGCACTCTGAAATAGGGTACATCGATAATCTTAAGGATATAGAGAAAGCTTCAAATTTTTTTAGGAGACTACTTAAAGGAGGAATTCCTTATAGTAAGAATATTTTTATGATATTCACTACTGTAATAACAGGGGCTACAAGGTGGCATGAAAACGACCCAAGTATTCTTTACTTTGATATCAAAGATTTAAAAAGTTTAGAAGAATATACTAGAGAGGTAACAGGCAAACCCTTTGAACTTATATCAACAAACGATACAGAATTAGTATATACGGATTTAAAAATTGACGAGGAGTTAAAAGATTTTTACTTTAAGTTAATAGAACCTCTTTACAAGACTCAAAATACTTTGATATAACAGTATACTTTAGTTGCTTTTTTAAAAGACAATTCGTACCTTAATAAAAAAGAAAGAACGTTGATATGAAAAAAATAGTTATATTAGGAGGAGGAACAGCAGGCTGGTTAACAGCTCTATATGCAAAACATCTTTTTGATAAAGCAGAAGTTACATTAGTAGAAAGTTCAGAAATAGGAATATTAGGCGCTGGGGAAGGATCAGTACCCTTATTACCCCTTTTCCTACAGACTCTAGGGATACCTCTAGGAGAGTTTAAGAGAGAGGCCCACGCCACTTTCAAAACGGGTATTAGGTTTACTAACTGGAAAGGAGATGGTACAAGCTACTTACACCCTTTTACAGCACCTCCTGGTTCTACTTTAGATTTTCAAACAATACATTCTCTAGGATTTAATCATGCAAAGAAAATACCTAATACTAATAAAGCATACTACATCCTTAATGCACTAGCAAATAAAGAAGACTTAGAAGAAGTAATACCAACAAATGTATTAGTTAATAACCAGAAGAGCCCATTTTATACAGAAGATAATAAAACACTAACCTCCTCAGGTTATTCCTTTCACTTTAATGCCCGTAAGGCAGCTATATACTTAGCAAAAGTTGGGGAGAGTAGAGGTATTAAGAGAGTTGATTCAAAACTTACAAAGATCTCTTCTAAAGAAGACGGAACGATTACTTCAATAGAACTTAAAAATAAACAAATTTTAGATTTAGATTTTATATTTGACTGTAGCGGCTTTAGTAGACTCCTTATAGGTAACTTCTATAAAACAGAATGGATTTCCTATAAGAAATACCTTACAACAGATTCAGCAGTACCCTTCTTTATACCCCATAAAGAAAAAATAGTACGTCCAGAAACAAACTGTATTGCTATGAAGCATGGCTGGATGTGGCAGATACCGGTAAAACATAGATGGGGGATGGGTTACTCTTTCGATAGTAACTACATAACTCCTGAACAAGCTTATGATGAAATTGAAGAAGTATTAGGACATCCTATAGAAAGGTTAGGTAAAGTATTTCAATTTAATGCCGGAAGGTATAAAGATGTTTGGGTTAAGAATTGTATGGCAGTTGGTTTGAGCTCTGGATTTGTGGAGCCTTTAGAAGCCACCTCGTTAATGATTGCAATCATGCAACTAATTAACTTAGATACATCTATGATAGTAGAAAATAATAAAGAAGATACAGATCAATATAACAAAGCTATTGCATTGTTAAACCACGAAGTGATGTGCTTCTTATATTACCACTTTAGTACAATAAGAGAAGATACTCCGTTTTGGAAAAACTATAAAGACAAGACTAATGTACCGCCAGGATTAGATAAGATGTTAAAAATATGGGAAAGAAGAAATCCTAAAGATTTAGATTTATTTGAACTAACAGGAGGAGCAGTTTTTGGTATCTATAGCTGGTACATAGTAGGAGCAGGAAATGGAACGCTTAATATGGAACTTATAGAAAAAGAAAATAAACTTTTAGGTTTAGATGAAAAATTAAAACCCTTTAAAGATAAATTAAAAAAATACCTAAAAGAAGTTGTTGATAACTCTATAGATAATATACAGATTCAACATGGAGATTAGTAAATTTACACTTGTAGTAATTAAAGGAAGAGGTACTGGGGTTTTCTCAAATGTTTACCTTAACGCAGAAGATTTAGTAGGTACTTATGTAGAAAATAAACCTAATAGAATAGGGAGAAAACTCACAGGCACTTTATGGGAAGCTGACCCTTTAGGTAGATTCTGTAACCACAGTGAACGTCCTAACGCTACGTTAGTACAAACTGAAACTGGATACAATCTATACGCTAATAGACCTATTGATAAAGGCGACGAAATTACGGTTAGTTACCATGTAGTAGAATTTAAACTAGGACGACCTAAAGGTGAGTATTATAAGCCAGGCTTTACAGATAAGATTTACACTAAATTCGGCAAGTCAGTATGCGAATATTAATCTACGCTCTACCTAGAACAGGTTCTAACAACCTTACACATTATATAGCAAATTCTCTACACTATAAAGAAATTATAGAACCTTATAACGAAAATCGGTTTTGGGACAAAGACTTAACTGAGTTTGATATTTGGGAAAGAGATAACGTAGTAGTCAAAATGATGCTTGAACAAGGAGAAGAGAAATATAAAGACGTATCTGCTAAATTTGATAAAACAGTTATAATATATAGAGAGAATATTATTGAACAAGCAGAAAGTTTTGTTCATGCTACCAAGTCTATTGATTGGCATGCTCCCTATGTATACGACCCATCTAAAGTAGATCAGAATGAGTATTTAGAAACTCTAGATAAATTTAATAGCCGTTTAGAAAACATTAAAAGCTACAACCACTTTACAGTAACTTACGAAAACCTATATCTTTCTGGAATAGATAGAGATAGGGTAGATGAGTATATAGGTATAACTAATAAATCATTTCGCTTTATGCTTGATAGTCGAAATAAGTACAGAAAGAGTAGCGTAGAGGAAAAGAGAACTCTAATATAGTTGTTTTTTATCGTATTTTTTCGTATCTTAATTATATGGAAAATCAAGGAAGAAGACCCGATCAAGTTAAGTTCTCACAAGATGCTGCTTTTTGGGCGCTAGTAGGATTAGGAATAACTTTACTATATACAATCATAAAATCATAAGTTATGAAAGTAGAATTTGCAGATAGTTTTTTTGATAGTTTAAAAACTCTATCAAGACACAATACCTGGTGGTATAAGACTTATAAATTCTTACGATGGGATATAAAACATTTCATCCAAAACGTATGGACGTTCCGAAAAGAATTATGGGATCATAGATGGTGGGATTATAGGTTTACTTTAAACTTATTTGAACGCTCTCTTCAGGTACAGGAAAAAGGTATGAGGATTGGAGGGAATGAAATATCGGAGACTAGAGATCCTAAGTTAAAAGCAATGCGTAGGGTATTAGAGTTGCTTAAGAATAATAGAGAAGATAATTACGTTGATAGAGCAGAAGAAGAACTAGGGCAGTTACAAAACTTAGGAGGTTTTTTAGAAGGTATTGACGATACTCCAGCTCAAGTAAAACATAATAGAAAAGTATTTGTTAGAGCTAGACAAATAGAAAAAGAGGAGTGGAAAGAGCTTTGGACTATCTTAGAAGGAACAAAGCGTTCAAGAAAGGTTGGAGACGAATATGATGGAAGTGATATGAGAGGTTGGTGGGATTAGAATTAAAGTATGAAACAGTTAATAATTATAGCTATTTTAGTTATGCTAGGCATGACTTCAACAGCACAGGCAAAGAGAGCAACAGGAGGTATTGAGGATGTAATGACGGTCGATACTATTTTAAATAACTTTATGTTACATTGGATAGGTAAGCCGTATAAGTTAGGAGGTTCCACTGAAAAAGGTATTGATTGCTCTCAATTTACAAAGCGGCTATACAAAGACGTTTATATAAAAGAACTAGCAAACGTTGCTTACAAACAATGGGAGCAAACAGAAAGAGTTAAAAAAGATAGTCTTCAGGTAGGTGATTTAATTTTCTTTAGAAGTAGAGTATCACCAAGCGGCTGGCATTGTGGAGCCTATATAGGTAATACGATGTTTATCCACGCAGCAAATCGCTACGAAGGAGTAAAGGTAAGTAGTTTAAATGAACCAAGGTATAAAGTATCTATTAGGGGTTACGGACGTTTAAAACAATAACAATATGATAATTGCAATAATCAGTATGGTAGTAGCAGTTGGTGTTATATCCTGGAGATGGGTAGTAGGCATCGACTATATGCAAAAGAATCATCCAGATTACAAAGGAGATGACCTATTCGGACCTTTTGACGAAGATGATAAAGACCATATTCTCTAGGGAAACAAAAGGGTAGGTTTCTAACAGATAATTTCTTATCTTTACTTAAATTAAAAGATATGATAGGATTAGCAATTGGTGGTTTAGTTTCGTTAATATGGATTGCTGTAGAAATATATACAGCCGATACCGTAGATAATAACGAGAAGATAATAAAGAAAGGTAGAAAATTAAAAGACATTTTCAAACGTAAAAAATGAAAAATACAATAGTATTAATTATTGGAGTTATAATTTTATGCTTCTGGGCTATATCTACTAGAAATAAATCTATAGAGTATAAGCAACAGGTAGAAGCTCTAACTCAAACTAAAGATAGCTTAGTAGCAGAAAACTTTATCTTACAGACTCAGTTAGGAAGATACGAGTTGACATTAGACCATCTACAAGGAGTAAACCCAAAAGCAGCTCTTCAGTTTGTAAATCATATGAATCATGAAACAGAGTAAGATGAAACCCATTCATAAGTTTAACGGGGGTAGAGGAGCTACTCTATGCCACAAATGTAATAAGATGATATCAGAAGGTATGGTAGACGAGTTATATTGTGAAGAGCATGGAGGTAAACCTACCTACAAGTATAAGCTTATTAGATCTAGCGATAATCTAATAGTTACAGGAGATAAAATACTATGGTTAGAGTGGAATGATAATGGGACATATAAAGAGAATCATAATACTCCGGTAGTAGGAGCTAGCTTAGTAGTAGATCCTCATTACGGAACCTATACTTGGTTAACTACTACAATGAAATCTTTTACAGAAGAAGATGGAGTTATAAACTTTGAAACTAAAAATAGTAAATATCAACTTATTAAATATTAAAATGTCAACACAATTAGAACTAGATTTTGGACCTGAATTTACTTCAGAACCACTACCACAGCTCAACTCAGGACATTACTTAGAGTTAATGGATAGGCTTTATATTATGATGAATAATTTAAACGATCATGCTGTAATGCATCCACTTTCAGATAACTATACAGAGATCAAAAGCCTGTTACTACTGGCTATGGATAAGATGTGGGAAGCTTATCAGCTTATCGGCAATATAGAGTATACAAATATAAACAAATAAAGTAATATGAAGAAGTTATTAGTAATTCTAAGTTTTTTTTTCGTAAGCAATGTTGTAGCTCAAACTCAAAGCTTAAAAAATAGAGTTGAAGAGATAGTAGTAGGGCATGATAAGTACAAAATCGCAATAAAATATAGCCCTTCCGGAACCCGTATCTATATTCCTATGAGGAAAGTATTCAATGGCAAAGTATTACGCGAATGGATATACAGTGACTTTGTCTTTACTACCCGATATAGAGCATTAGAAGTAATTAAGGAATGGAAAGAAGAGGAGGAGATGGATAGAAAGTTAAAGCGAGTGGAATACATCTACATCAAATAGTTTGTAGAGAAGCTAAGATTCCTTATATTTATAGATATAATCTTAGTTTATGTTAAATAATCCAAACGTTCAGGCATTTATCAACCATGTTAAAGCAGAGTGTAAGAAGCATAAAATAAAACTACAATTAAGGCCGGTCAAGTTCCTACTACTAACAGGTAATATAAAATGCGGAGGCTATTTCGATTCAGAAGAGAGAAGGTTAGTTGTAGCAACGAATAACGAAGATGCTTGGTTAAGTTTACTAGTTCACGAATATGGACACTTAACACAATGGGCAGAAGGATGTAAAGAATGGGAAGAAGGATGTGAAGGAATCGGTCATCTAGAAGATTGGTTAGCCGGTAAGAGAAAGAAGAATATTAAACAGCATATAGATAAGAGTAGAGACCTTGAATTAGACAATGAGAAACGCTCAGTTAAACTAATAAAGCAATGGAAGCTACCTATCGATATTAAAGATTATATTAAGAGAGCAAATGCATATGTTCAGTTTTATAACTGGATGTATTATTCCAGGAAGTGGAGTAAGCCAGGAAACTCTCCTTATAGAAATCAAGCAATTTATGATGCTATGCCAGATACGTTTAGAATGAACTATAAGCAAATGGCTAAGAAGTATCAAAAATTATTTGAAGAGCAGAATATTTAAACAAACCAATAAAAGTTATGAAAAAAAGTTATTATGTAGCCTCAACCAGAATCTCTCCTAAGATCGCAGATATAGTAGAGTACGGTCATCATATTGTAGTAGAAGATATTACATATGAAAGATTAAAATCGGCCCCTAGAGGAAGGTCAATTAAGAAACGTTTACAAAATCCATCGACAGAAGAACAAATTGTAATCTTTAACTAATATGAATAAGATCTTTGAGATAGTAGAAGCCTGGTCAACAGCAATGAATCCTTCGCCTATTCGAAAAAGGTTAGCAGAGATTAGATATAAGATTTGTGATACTTGTGAAGATAGAGGAGTAAATGCCTTTGGTATGGAAGTATGTAATGCATGCGGATGTGCATTGAAAGGTAAAGTATTCACTTCAGCAAGACCTGAACAAAAGAACTGTCCAAAAGGAAAATGGCCAGCTTAACTTAAAACTATGGAACAATATTTAGTACTATACTACCTTTGTTTAGGAATGACATGGGGCGCTTGGTTAGAGTGGTTTACAACTTCTAGAATGATTGGACCTCCATGGACTTTTTCAGACAGGTTTAGAAATGTAATATTTTGGCCTATAATAGTCTCGGTGTTTCTCTACTACTTTTTTAACAATGAGGACTAATACTTCCGGAAATATAGAGTTGCTTTAGAACTTTATAATTCGTATCTTTAAGGTATAGATAAAAATATAATAGTTATGATCAAACAAACTTACGTTAATCGCTACCGCGATCAGATTGTCTTCGAACAGAACGAAGATACTATTTTAATGTCTGGGTACAATCCAGATTACTGCCGTTACGGCTACCCGAATATCTATACAGAAGCTTACGAAGCTTATTGTTATGTTGTCTTTGAACAACCAGACGGAGTTCCAATGTCTTTAGATAAGTTTAAGGATGTAGTACATGAATGGAGAGATGGTAAGAATATGATTATGAAATTATTTGGTCCGTTAGTTGTGTCCGATATGGATACAATCGATATGTTTGACCCTTCAGGCGGACCTTATATGAGTATTGGAACAGATATGAGTCATTTCGGCGGTGGCTTAGAAGGAGTTGTTACCCATATTAAAATGTCAGAAAAATCAGTATTACTAACAGTTAAAAAATAAAGGTTATGAATAACGAGAAAAAAACAGCTGCATTTATGAAAGTCTATAAGACTATTCAATCAGTGAATAATATACTTCAATTTGAAGCCTGTAAGAAAATGATAGAAATTTATACTAAATTTGAAGTAGGATTAGGTACAGATCCTAATATAGCACTAGAGAAACAAGCGATTTTAAGGGAATTCTACGATAAAAAGCAAGCTGAATTCGCTGCATAACTCATTGATTCTCAATAAAAGTAAAAAATACTTTGTGAATTAGTTGGAATTCTGGATAAATGTCCGTATCTTAAGGTATGTTAGAGAGAGATACTTTAACGATACTTAAACAATAAAAAAAACAAAGGTTATGAAAAACATCATCAATGCAATCGGAATTAACACAGTGGATTTTATCCAAGGTAGAAAAGGTACTTATCAAGCAATTGTTAAGGTACAGGCAGGCTTTATGACAGCTTACGAAGTAGGAACTGAATTACCTTCATTAGACCGTTGGAAAAAAGGAGCTCTTCAGACATTACAATTTAAAGCAGACGGTGCTTCTACTTGGTTAACAGTTTTTGCTCGTAAAGGTAATAAGATTATGTTAGTAGATCAGCAAGTACTTGAAACTTTAGAAGTAGGTACAATTAACCAATTATTTTTTACTACTAATTTATATAGCCAGTTACAATATGCTGCTGTTAAAGCAAAGACTTGGGCAGATAAGGCTTTTGTAATGAATGTAGCTTAATTAAAAACTTAAAATTTATATTATGAAACGTGATCGAATCATTTATTTAACTTCCTCTTTAATTTCTTTTTTTGTAGCTGGATTAATAGTTACTGGAAATATAGGCTTAGAAATGCAACCACTTAACGAAGCAGCTTGCTTCTCGGTAGTTGGTATGATGGGATTTTTATTCTTATTTGCCTCAGTAACTAAAGATAAAAAATAACTAATATGACAAATCTTCTTTCAGTACTTGTAGTAATTAGCTTAGTAATAGCTGTAATGGCTATAGAGTTAGTTCTTATACATTGGGCCGTAGGTTTATTCTACCCAATCACTTGGACTCAGGCATTTGGTCTATCGTTACTTATATCAATACTAGGAGCTGCTTTCCGGAGTAGGAATAAATAGAGCAATAGAGCTGCTATTTATATAGATGAAAGTAGAAGCATTATTCATCTCAGATGTACACTTAGGGTCTAAAGGATCTAACGCAACAAAAGCTCTAGAAGTTTTAAAACAGTACGAACCAAAGTACTTGTTTCTCGTCGGAGATATCATCGATGGCTGGCTACTAAAACGAAAGTTTAGATGGCCACAATCCCATACTAACTTTATTAGAAAGATAATGTCTTATACTAAGAATGGGACTAAGGTTATCTACATACCAGGTAATCATGATGAGTTTATGAGAAGCTACCTGGACTTACAGTTTGATAATATAGAAATACATAACGAGTATATCTGGAACAATACTTACATAACTCATGGGGATTTATACGATGGGGTTGTTAAGTTAAAATGGCTTGGCATTCTAGGAAGTATAGGATACGATTTAGCTATATCTGTAGATAGGACGTTAAAGTCTTGGGGGTATAAAAGAAGCTTATCTAAGTACCTAAAAGGTAAAGTAAAGGAAGCTGTTAAGTTTATGACTTCTTTTGAAGAAGAGATAGTCAGACAAGGTCTTAAACACAACTGTAATACAGTAATGTGCGGACATATTCACCATCCAGATGATAAAATTATAAATGGCAGCAGGTACCTAAACTGTGGCGATTGGATAGAAAACAACTCATATATTATATACGATGGAGAATACAAAGTCATTAAAGGATAGGTTAACAATAGTTATTCCTTCCAAAAATGAAGGTAAGACTTTATACGAATGCGTAGACTATCTTTCAAAACAAAAAGGCATACTAGAAGCTAGAGTTATTATTGCTGATGTCTCCGATGAAAAAGAATCCTTAGAGTGGATTAAAAAGATAAAATCAAACTTCAAATCTATTCCATTAGAAATAGAAGTAATTGAAGGAGGTTACCCATCTCAAGGAAGACTTGCCGGAAGCATCTTAGTTAAGACTCCTTATATGTTATTTCTAGACGCAGATATATTTCTGACAAATAGGAATACATTAGTTCAATGTATGAGATATAAAAAAGGGTTAGTTACGGTCCCATTTTTTACAGACGTTCCTTATAAGTGGGTATTTAGATTATTTGATCTACTACAGCTTATATCTGTAAAACTTAAAGCACCATTTGCAATAGGGGGATTCCAGTTATGGAGAACAGAAACATACTGGAGGGTAGGAGGTTATAATCCGGAAGAGTTATTCGCAGAAGACTATTCAATATCTCAAAAGATAGAACCAGAAGAGTTTAGAGTGCATAAGATAACCGGAACGTATACATCCCCTCGTAGGTTTAAGTCAAAAGGAATTTTATGGATGTTTTATATAATGATTAAAAGCTATATTAATAGAAAGAATCCTGAGTTTTTCAAAGAATCTCACGGATACTGGAACTAGATAAGAGAATGATAAAGGTAGTAGAAAAAAATATAATTAAAGCTTCTTTACAAGAAGATGACAAAGCTAACTATCAAGAATACTTTAAAGAAGTATTACCGTTAGTAGACGGACTAGAGGGTAGTTTAGTTGAATGTGGCTTTGGTAAAGGTAAGACAGCTAACATATTTGCTGACTTTATGCTGGATGGAATAATTCAGAAACGAAACATTTACCTATATGATTCATTTGAAGGCTTTCCAGCACCTAGTAGAGAGGATGAATCTAAACGTAATCCTAGGAAAGGAGAATGGGCAATACCTATTGAAGAAGCTAATAAAGTAAAAGAAAAAGCTAATGTACCGGTGGGGGTTGTAAAAGGTTACTTTCAAGATACTACAAAAGATTATAACGGGGGACCTATTGCGGTTTTACATATTGATTGCGATTTATACCAATCTTATAAGACGGTACTAGAGACCCTATATGGTAAAGTAGTAACCGGGGGCCTAATAATGTTTGACGAATACGGAGAAGGTGAGAAATGGCCTGGAGGAGTTCAAGCTGTTAATGAATTCTTTGAAGATAAGAACGTAGAGTTTTTTAGATACCAATTTCCGGAGTTTGGTAAATTCTGTATGATAAAACCATAGTTCCTAACTCATTGATTCTTAATACGATATAACTCATTGATTCTCAATCAAAAATCTGTTAGTTTTCCGTGACTTTTTACGTATAATAGTTGGAATCCTGCATAGATGTCCGTATCTTAAGGTATGGATAAAGAGATAGATACTAAGGTGATTACGGAGATAAATAATCCGGAAATAAACACTAAAAAAGTTGCTCGTCTGCGTATTAGTTCGTATCTTAAGGTATATTAGAAAAACATATAAAAACAAAGGTTATGAAAAAGTTAGAAATCATCAATTCAGCAATTGCTTCTTTAGAAGCAGAGTTAGTAACAGTAGAAAATGCAATCTCAGCATTGAATGAGGAGTACAGAACTCAGATAGTGGAAATGTGGAAATCTAAGCTAGCAGGTTTGCTAGACGAAGGAGATTTGCTTGTAAATGACTATAGTACTGGAGTTAGAGTTAATCGTATTCAAGTTAGAACTAAGAGAGACGGAGAGCAGTATAATTACGCTCAAGAAATCTTATCTATCTCTAGAAGTGAATATGGTGACGAAATGACAGGCTTTAACATGAATACTTATTCAACTACTGTCGATAATAACTTCGAATTTGATCGTCTTATTACAGTAGGAAAAGTAGCTGCTTTCATCAAAGAAAATAGAGAGTCTTTAAGAACTGAGTTTCCAAAGAATACTGTATATGATTCAGAAGTTAATCAAGAGAGATATAGAATCCAGAACGAAATTCGTACTCTACAGAATGAGAAATGGAGTACAGAAAGAAATTTAGCTTTAGATAAGTTAGAAGACGGAGGAGTAGAATTTACTGCCGAAAGAGATTACGACTTGCCAAGCTTAGAAGTTCGCTTTAACTGGACTATCTCTAGAATCTCTAAAATTAAGATTACTAAGAAGACAGCTTCTGGTAAGTCAGCAGACTTAGAAATTACTACTCGTTATAAGAACTACGAAGGAGAGGTTACTGAGAATGTTACTACAGTAGATAAGGTTAGAATGGATAAGATTCAAGATGCCGTTCTTTACAGTAAAGATAAGATAGTTGCTTAATTAAATTAAAAAATAAAAATAAAGGTTATGAACAGTTACGTTAAATTTAAAATCGAAAAAGAAGTAAAATGGGATGCTCATACTACGAGTATGGTAACCAAATACTTCGTATGGGCCGGAAGTCAGTGTCTTGCATTAAAGAATACTGAAGAAGAAGCCTTAGAAGCTTATGAAGCTATTAAAGCTAGTTTTAAAACAGGTGGTACTACCATCATTAAAGAAGAGGAGGTAAACTATGAGTCATAGTGCTAACCAAGTATTCTTAGAACATTATTACGAAGTCGGCCTGGCAATGGGCCTATCAGAAGAAGAGGCAATTGAATATGCAAAAGAAAAATTCGATGAATGTAGTTTCTAATCCTAGAAAGTTCCAACATGAGTATAAAGACTCAGATGGATCGGTATCAATCTGGAAGTACGACTTAGATAAGTTTTCAAGAGGTCCTGTAGAGGTGGAGATTGTCTACCCTAAGGATTTCTTGACTCCAGATCAACAGCTAAAGAAAGCTAATAAGAAGCTTCCTAAATCACAGCAGCAGTTCTTAAACCCTGCTAACGGCCGAATGGTCGGTTACTATAGAGCAAAGACTCTAGGACTTGTAAAATAAATTATATGAAGTATTTTTTTAAGAGTTTATATTGGTTAAGAATTCTTAATAGTCCATTCAAACCTTTTAGTGTTGGCTTCTATGCCGGTAAGACGCGAATAGGTACTCCTTATTTCTTTCCTAGAAGGACAGTTAAAGCTACTCCTAAACTAGCAGCCGAAGCAGCTGCAAAAGAGATTAGAGAGGCCGAAAGATGGAACGAACAAAATACTGATTATCTCCGGACTATAAGATCATTTGAAGATATCTATAAAGAGAAGATGAGATATAGTTTCTTTGTTCCAATGAAAGTAGGATTCAGTTATTGCGGATTAGGTTATAAGACGAAATGGACTAATACCGATTACAGACATGAATGGAACCCGGTATTCTCATTTGTATTCTTCGGCTACCAATTAGCAATAACTATTTATAGCAAAGAAATGTCTCACTACTGGGAGCCTTGGCTGTATTACTATTACAGTACAGATAAGACTAAAACAAGACGAGAGCGAATAGAAGAATGTAGAAAGGAGTTTCCACAGACTTGGACTTCACATAAGCATGGGGAAGAACCTGTAACGACAGATTACTATACTAAGATAATTAAACCAAAGTATCTATGACTCGAGTAGAACAAAAACAAAGCAAAGAGAGGTTATTACTTAAAGACCTCATCGATAAAATGTTTGAGATTGCCGGACATGATCTTAAGTTTGAAGATGTAGAAGGCCGGAAAGATAATTGGTATCAGCAATATACGATGACCGAAGATGAGAATAAAGAGTGGGTGAAATGGGGTACGGAGTATATTAAAAAGAAGAGAAGACTCTATAAGAAACTAGCAGAGAGAGAAATGTTGTATCTAAATTTATATTGCGGACTGAAAACAAGAGAAAATGAGAACTGAACTACATGTTAGTATTAACAGAGAGTTAGAATGTATCAAATCGATTGCTGAAGCTTTAAAGAGAGATGGTTATAACGCTAGTAATAGTATTATAGTTACTGTATCAACAGACTACTCCTCTATTGCCGGACAGATTATCAGACATGAGCTCACTCATGAAGGTGAAATCGCAGATGGCTTTGGAGTAGATGTTCCATATCCAGACCAGCAATGGGATACTAGATTTGTAAATGAGGCTTGTTCGATGTTCTTATTACATAGAGAAGCGATAGGAGTTAAGACTGTTATCTTAGTAGAAGCAGGAGTAATTAGAGGATCAAACTACAACTCCTTAATAAATTTGATGAGACAGTCTCTGGAAATGGATAACCCCATCTTAACAACTACTCTATTCCAGAATAGAGCTTCAGCAATTGAATGCGACTATATAGCAGAGTACTATGACGATAAGTTTAACGACTTAACTTTCTGGTGGGAGAAGGAAAACAACCACTGGAAGTAGTAGAATATTAGCGTACTTTTTCGTATATTTAATAAATAAAAACAAATAAAGGTTATGAAGACATTTAACGATTTAGAATTTACTCAACACCCGGGAGATAGCCGAGGTATAATGAGCCGTATTATGTTTGATAACGGATGGGGAGCATCTGTAGTACGCCATGATCATTCTTATGGCGGTAAAGACGGTAAGTATGAATTAGCAGTCTTAGACTCTAATGGAGATTTGCATTACGATAATGAAGTAGCCGGAGGAGATGTACAAGGGTACTTAGACGAAGAAGAAGTAACTTACCTACTAAAAGCAATTCAGGAATATGAGCGATTCGATCAAGAAGTATAAGGAGATGGTAGAAGATGGTCTGATAGTAGATGAAATTTTAAAACCTTCATTTGCATCTAAAGACTATAAGGAATGGTGGGAAGAGAATCAAGAGCGAATCTTAGCTAATGATCAACTTAACCATGAGCTGAATTATAAATTAGCATTAGCAAAACATATAAAAAATAATAAGTTATGAATAGAGACATGCAACACGAGAAGTGTTTAAAAGCAGCAGCAGAATTTTTAAAAGGTTGGAATGTAGAAGATGAGACAGCCACCAGAATGGTAGCTAGTATTATGATGCATAGAGATGGCAACTGGCGAGCTGGTAGCTTTGTAGAGGCTGTTTGTGAGAATGATTTATATGCTGCAATTACTAGAGCAGATGATACATCTCTTAAGTACTTAAAGTTATATACATTAGCTTCTAAAAACTGCTATACTCGGTAATATATGAAGATAGTCCATAGTTACATTCCTACTGCCTTTGGCGATAAACCAGCCCCAGATCTTATTTGGAAGGAGTTAATGTATGGTCAGATGTTAAGCGTATTACTAGCTCAAAGGGAGTTTGGTAATATTAGCTTATATACAAACGAACATATAGCTCGTCAGATAAAAGATATAGGCATACCTTATACAGATATTAATACATCAGTACTAGAAGGAGTAAGTAGTAAAAGCTACACTTACCCTAAGATGAGAGTATTTAGAGAGATAGGAGAACCTTATCTTCATATCGATACAGATACTTTTGTCTTTAAGAAGCTAGACTTTAGTAAAAGTAAAAGCCCAGTAGTATATGCTCACTCAGATCAAGCTGTAGAATTTAAAGAGAAGGTTGATTCAGATGTACTAAGCCGGTATATTAATAATATTTCAAAATGCTATACTAGTCTATTCTTTTTGCATGATGATGAGTTAAAGTCATTTAACCCTCCTAATGTTAACTTAATGAAGATACCTAACGGTAATCTAACCTATGTTAGAGACCCTAAACTCTTTATTGAAGCAACTAATAAAGCATTAACGTACTACTACAAGCATAAGGATATTATCGATAGAAATACTTACGGAGGAGTTTATGTAGAGCAGATGATTATACATTTGTACCTAATGGAGCTAAGTCCGGAGTATAAAGAAGCAGTAGATGAAAATAAACATTTGGTGTGTGATAATATCTTTATGCATATAGATTATGGCTGTAAAGATAATACTACAGACTATCTTAATTACAACTTTCCTTTCAAGTTTAAATTACATACCCTAAAGGACGGTTATATCTCAGAACTAGAAGAGGCTAAAAAAGTAGCTAGCAACTTAGGGTTTAAATTAGAGAAAGATGTTTATAAAGAGTATACAATAGAGAACAAAGAAGACTTAGTTAAATACTTTAGTCACGATTTCTTAGGAGTATTACACCCAAGCTTTAATAAATGGGCTCCTATTTTTGAATGTTTAGCTATTGGAGCAATAGTAGAGCAATTTGGTCCGGAGTATGTTAGAAATGTACACAACTTTTATACACATTCATGGGATAGGTATCAACTAAATTTAGAACCTTATTCTAGAGGAGAGAAATTATATGCTGACATTACAGGATTTAAGTTTAAAGAATCAGGAATCATATAGATGAAAGACAACGTAGTTATATCTTTAGTAGGAGTTAATAGTTACCATGTAAGTAACTGTGTAAGCACCTATAGGTTTTTACAAGAAGAAGGCTATACAGTAAAGGTATTAACTAACCGTCAAGACTTATTTGACCCGGTAGATGTTTACGTATATAAGAGAAAGATCTTTACATACTTAGATAAACTTTTATACTGTTTAGATTTAGTCGAAGAATATAAATGTAGTGTCTTATACTTAGATTCTGATAAGTACTATCCCTACCATCAGATAAAAAGCTTTATAGAAAGATCACAACAACATCAGATAACCTATCAAGGTAGCTGGCCAGGAGGTAATTTTGATGCTTATAGAGATGTTAACCCATGCTTTAAATACCTAAAAGAGTATTGTGAGTATAAAGGAATAGAATATAAGAATTGGGAAACAATGTGGGAATATGTAATGTTTTTTAGAGATGATATAGACTATGAAGCAATAAGATATGAGTTAGAAACAATAGCCCCAGTCTTTACTTATATGTCTTTAATGAACAACGACACTTATAATAAGACGCCCTTTGCATTAGGAGGAGCAGAAGGATTAGCATTGAGTATAGTATTAGATAAATTAGGAATTGAATCACACGAAATTTTAATATAATGGCAAGTCTTAAACTACAGATACGATTGAAGAAGGCAGAAGAAGCCTTAAAGGAATGGGAAGACCGAGTACCTGTAAACAATATGGGTAAATGGGCTAAGTCTGTTGCTATAAGAAGTAGACAGAAGACTGTAGATAAGTTAAAACGAGATATAGAGAAGGCTAAAAGAGAAAGACCTTAACATGGATAATACAATCAAATGTGAATGCTGTCAGAGTGTAATAGACTTAGACGATACCGATTGGTGCGATAAATGCGATAGAAGTATCTTTGATGAGAGCCCTTGTAAGGTATCAGAGAAGACAAGTGATTATATGTACAACTGGATTAGAGAGAAGTCCGGAAAGTAGGCGAAGTGGGGGCGCCTTATCCTCTCCGACGAAGTCGACCCGCGCAAATTTAACAAGTGTTATGAGCAAACTACATTTCTACCCAAATCTAACCCCAAGAGAGGTTATAAAGAGAGGAGCCTTTGGAGGCTGCTACTTCGGCTTTCCTATAGAAGAAGATACTAACTTCGAATATCAGGAGCTATTTGATTATCATTTTAAAGACTTAGATACAAATCTATACTTAGGAGAGACCTATAAGCCTAAATTGAATAAGTTTACGGTTAGATCAGGTATGGATTATGAGTATTGGAAGGCTATGAATTGGATGCATGAGAGAGATCCTTATGGATGGTTTGAGTGGTGGTGTAAATACGAGATGGGTATAAGAGGCGAAGATGATGATAGGCAGATTAGTAGATGGCAGGACTTTACGGGTATGACCGGAAGATGGCGCCATAGAATCTATAGCATGATATATACAACAAAGGATTGGGATTCATCTCCACGTATACAGCAATCGTTATTACATTGGGGTTATGAGGTTAATAGAGAGGACTATAGACAATGGTGTTCCAGTAACTATAAGACATTAGAAGACGATGAATGGTGTCATTATGGAGGATTACCATCACCTAAGGCCTATATGACGTATTAGTAGAATAGATATAGAGAGAGGGTCGGAGGGGGGAGGGGGCCTTTATCCCTCTCACCGAAGGTGTCCCGCGCATATTGTCCGACCTTTCCTACCATAAGGAATATAGGACGGCCTTATAAGAGTTCTTTGACATATTGGAGAGTATAATACGCAATCTAAGGAGATAACTGGATATAGATATAAACGGGTTCTGAGAGTGTATGACTTGGGTGACTACTTGGTATAAGGTTACAAGAGATAATCGGAGATAACCAATCTATCTAAGTGAGAACCATAAGCAATCCACCTTCATTACCATAACGTCTATTAAGAAAGATATATGTATATACCTATAGGTTTATATGATTATATGTTTATATGGATATATAAGAGGTTGTGTAGAATAAACAGAGTATAGCGTAGTAAGGGTAGAATAGGAAGTAAATGCCCCTTTTTGCCCAGGGGACCAACTTTTCCTATAGAAATCTTTCCAGAGTACGGGCAACTATTTCCACGACTTTATTTCCATATATAGTGAAATAAATACCCCAAAAGGGTGGCTTTTCTGCGTATAAGTCCGTATCTTAAGGTATATTAAAACAATAAGGGTTATGACATCATCAGAAATCAGAAAATCAATCAAGAGAGAGTTCTTTACAGCCGTATGTGAGGCTTATCCAGGTACAGTAGTAGATCATTCAGAAGGCGGTAGATATGCCATAGATATACCTAATGAGGGTATGTATGAGATGTCTGGGGGTTCTTACTGGAGTATATGTACTTATGATATTCCTTGGGCTAGTCCTTCTTTGGCTCAGGATGCCTACCATAAGAGGTGTCTAGCTACAGAGGCTAAGTTACAGGCCATCCTTGATAATATTGTAGAAGTATTGGGGAAATAACCAGTGACTTAGTTGGTCGTCTGCGTTAAAGTTCGTACATTAAGGTATAAAGAGAGATAGATATGTCACACATCAGATTTAATCGCCATGAGATCTTCGGAGTAGAGGATCATAAGTTCCACAGCCAGACCATCAGAGAGGTGGAGGATTGCTATCTAAGCCAGGATAAGAATCCATGGTCTTTTAACGGAGTTGCTAACTCTCTATACGGTATCTGGGATGGTTATCTATATGATAATATCATAGAGGAAGCTATAGCAGAAGGCCTTCCGGAATCACTTGTAGATCGCATTAAAACTACAGTGACTTTTATTAAAAAAGAGTTGGGGAAATAGTTGGAATTCTGAGTAGAAGTTCGTATCTTAAGGTATATTAAAACAACAAGGGTTATGCTAGAAACATTAGTTAGAATCGAGAGCCAGTATTATGAGAATTATGGCTCAGCCGAGGCACCACATTGGAAGCCTAAAGGTGGCCAGGAGTTCACCGTCCGTATTGATTCGGATATCCTCTTCTATAACAAGGAAGGTGCCGAGTCCGTTGTCGCCCATATGTTGGACGATCGTTCTAACGAGTATGTTCGCTATGAACTAATCTCTATGGAGCCTGTCTTCTGTGAGCCTATAGCATTGGATGTAGATATCTTCAATGCCTTATATGATGCTCAGGTAGAGATGGCTAGCCAGGAGTAAAATAAAGTTGCTAGTATGCGATTAAGTTCGTATCTTTAGTTATATTCAATCATTAAAAAAAAATAAAGGTTATGAAATTCAATTATTCAAAAGACGTTATCGCCGGTATCAAGACATCTAAAGTAGCTAACAAAGAGACTAACGATTGTGTAGTCAAAGCAGTAGCAGCCTCTATAGGCGTTACTTATGATGTAGCTCATTCATTCGTTAAAGAGACCTTCAAGAGAGAAGATCGTAAAGGGGTCCTTAATAAAGAGATTATAGAGAATATGTCTAAGCTATCTGAGGTAGGTGTGACTAAGGTTGGTACTAAAGAGGTATCATTCGAGGTAATGCCTAAGCAAGCTATCACTAACATGTATAAGTTATATGGAGAGTTAATCTATAGACAAAAGACTGTTAAGAGCTTCTTACAAGACCATAAGGTAGGATCGTATATCGTTACAGTAGCTAAGCATGCCTTTGCTGTAGTAGATGGTGTACTAATAGATAATGAAGGTACTGAGTATAAGCCTACTCGTAAGGTACAATCAGCCTATAAGGTAATAGATAAGACAGCCGATATACAATTAAGCCTAATATAAAGATCGTAACCCGACCGAGCCTATTGTGATGAGTAGGCCGGTCACCCTTCGGGGTTGTCGAGGTCAAGAGACGGTCATGGGTAGGTCAAGGTGAAGGCAAGGTGACATAACAGTGCCGGTATTGTTCCCTAAGACGGCGTGAGAGCCGCGGGGAGGGCCCTGCCTGCTAACATATTTCTGATAAATTTTGAGGTATAGTAATATATAAATATATAAATATATAAAGTATGAAATGTAAAGATTGTAATAACGAAATCAATCCACTCCGTTTAAAAGCCATACCAACTACTCGTGTATGTGTTAATTGTTCTTCTCAGGATAAATGGCATGTAAGAACGGTTATATCAGGTAAGACAGAGTATTGCGAGATAGAAGTAATAAAGAATCCAGAGACTGCCGCCTATCTAGTTGGTTTAGAGAGAAAGGGTTGGGGGTCTAATCTAGTTAAAGTTTCACGATAAAAAATAATAATATGTATCATTTAAGAATTAACGACACAAGTTTATTTTTCGAGTATTGGATGGACTTAGTAGACTTCTTTACTAATGCCGGACTTACTCCAGAGACCGAATACTTACATACAGACGAAGGTTATGACTTTTATCTCTTTCAGATAGTAGGTATGGGTGATTTAAAATTAACAAATGAATGCCTTATAGAGATGGGCGATGATTATGTCTCTATTGAATTAGAAAAGATTCAGTTTTATAATAATTTAACTAAATAACAACATGTCAAAGAAACTTATAGCAGCCTTTTTAACGGCCTTCGTCATTACAGTATTTATCCTTTCTTTTTATTTGGAACCACTACATGCTATTGTAGAAGCTGTTCTTATTGTCTCACTCCTATCTATGGTATCTTATATGTTATATAGTCTTATATACGGCATATTAACCGTAGGAGAACCCAAGGACAAGAAAGACTATTACCTATAGTCGGTTTTCAAAATAACCTTTTTGGTATATTTTCAGAAAGTCTCCGGAATTTTTTTCGGAGAATTTTTTGTGTATAGGGGGTATATTATTTCAATACCTCCCATGCACATTGATAACAAAAGTTATCCTCTTTTATTGGCCTTAGACACATTTGACATAGCATCGGCTCTTTCAAGGGTCTTATCGACGTCTGTTCTATTGGTTCTAAATTCTTTTCGTTTTTCGTTTCTTTGCTTATTGAATTCAATTCGTCTTTCATTGTCTTTCTTTATCGCTGATATATCTATCTGGATATTCTTTATCTGGTTATACATCTTTATACTGCCTATGATAGCGACAATGGCTACGACAGTTACTAATACTAGTGTGAACATTTGATTTTGTTTTTTATTTAATTTAATCAGCGGCCTTAATCTTGACTACCACTTTCTTCACTAATGAAGGGCCTTTTCTATGCGGTAGACCGGGTGAATGTACTTCTCCTGCCGGAAGATAACAGAATTTTCGATTATAAAGAGGAAGAATAACAGTAGGCATTGCTTCTTTGTAGTAGAGAGTAACGTCTTTTTCTTCATCATAGTTAAACTTTACCTTGTTTAACTTAGGGTTGTAGTACTCTACCGCTTCTTGACCTTCTAAGACCATGTGGAGATCGTCATAGATTTCGTGAGACTCACACAGAGAGGAGTGACCCGTCACATAAGAAGAGATAATAACCGTACAATAGCCGAGGTCCCGAGTACCGTCTTCAGAATCGCTTGATAGACTAGAGAGATAGTCTTGTATCGAAGAGAAATTAGACCTTCCTTTAAAGTAGTAATGAAAGTTAGAGAGATCATCGTAGATCATATAACATAGATTTGAAGAGCGGTGACCCGGGAGTTATCGACTAATCTTTTAATATATCTTTAATTTTCTTATCACGTACCTCACAATCATGAGCATGTAAGTGTTGCCACATGTCTGCCTTTAGAGTATGAACCTGAGAGGTTAGAGAATCGAATACACTTCTTTCTACCTCTCTTAGACTATCACATAGACTTAGGTAATCTGATTCTAGAGCCTTAACCCTCTTTTCCAGATCTTTCTTCTGCTCATGTTGTAGATAAACAAAAGCTAGAGTAGCTCCTAGTAATAAAAATAACACTTCTACCATAATACTTTAATTTAGTTGCCTTTCAGCATATTAATACTTATACTTCTATATAATATACGATATATTTATCAAAGAAGCAACTATTATATGCGAGTAAATGAACAAATTAGACCCGAATAAACTTTTTAACATCTTCAATGCCTCTGATGAGACTATATATGAAGAGCATAACATACAACATTTGTTCGAAAACCCGTATGTATTAATGGGTATGGTGGTGAGAGGGTTAGAGAATTACTCTATCATCGATGGAATGTATATGATGAGATATAAGGAGCAGTATGAATCTGTAAGAGAGACTGTTAAGGAACAATTTTATAACCGCCTCTACACCTATCTCCTTAGGATCAACCTTAAAAAGTTTGAAAACATCTATGTTATTACCGAAGAATATGATAAGATGGGAGTATTCCACGCCCTCGACCACCTACTCTACTATTATCAAGAGAAAGAATACTATGAAAGGTGTGCTGTTATAAAATCTTTTGATGATTTATTGAGGAATACAATGACTCCTCCTATCTACGACTACAATGTCGATAGTTTATTGCAAGAATTAAAGCTAAGAGTCGATTAAAATATAAAATTTTCGGGTCAAAATGCGCGCGATGCGCGTGGGGCCTTCGGCCTTCTTAGGGTATTTCGCAAGCATTCTCCCTAACTCCTTCATTCTCAATAAAAATCTTTGTTATTCACTAACTTAAAGTTGTTTTTCTGCGGAATAGTCCGTATCTTAAGGTATAAACTAATTTAAAAACATGTATATGAATTTAACTATTCGAGAATTAAATGAAATCATCTATGCTTTAGGTGTAGCTGAGTATAAGGGACTGTTTGTAGATAAAGAAACAAACTTTTCTGCTGGAGATAAAGTGAGAAATGAGCTTGATAGGGTAATTAAGGAGGATGAAAGTCTAAGAAAGGCTACTCAAATCACTTCTACCGAAAAAGAACAAGAAAAAACCACTTCTACTAAAGTGATTACCCCTATTACCGATACAGGTTCCGGGGTTGCCGACTTTTTAATTGCTGTTACTGCTCAACTTCCAGAACCGACAGAAGAAAAACCGGTAAAAAAAGCTAGTTTTCCAGGTGCAAAGAAAAGTAATTTAATGAATCCGGAAAAATAATTTATAAAAGAGTGGCTATTCTGCGTTTTTTTATATATCTTCAATAATATATAAGATATTAGATAGAATATAAAGATATTAAATAAATATATAAGATATTAAATATATAGATATAAATATAAAACAGGGTAATCCTATAAAAAAAATCAAGTTATGTTAAGTGCCGAACAAATCCAATCAAATTGGGATAAACATATTAAGATTATTAACCATTATATTGGTGATGATCGTAAAAATAGCGTATTAGCTCTAGTAGAAACGTTAGCCGAACATATGGTAATGGCGCCTGCTAGTAGTAAATCATGGTACCATAATGCTTTTCCGGGTGGTTATATTGATCACGTTAACAGGGTTGTACAATGTGCTGTAAAACAAAAAGAATTATGGCAGTCTATGGGAGCTTCTATTGACTTTACCGACGAAGAGTTGGTAATGGCAGCTATCTTCCATGATCTAGGTAAAATTGGTGATGGAGATAAAGATTGTTATATTCCTCAAACAGATAAATGGAGACAAGATAAGTTACATGAAATGTATACTCCTAATCCTGAAATCTCGTTTATGTTAATCCCTGACCGTTCTCTTTATATCTTACAGAGATTCGGTATTAAATTATCTCATAATGAGTATTTAGGTATTAGACTACACGATGGTGTGTTTGATAAAGCTAACGAAGCTTATTTCTTTAGCCACAACCCAGACTCTCGAATGAAAACTAACATTGTAAATATTTTACACTCAGCAGACTTTATGGCTTCTAAGGTAGAATATGATTTATGGAAGAATAAAGGAGGAGTTACAGAGCCTAAAGTACAAAAAGCTAAAGCCTCTACAGGTCGCCCTGTTAATTCATCAGAAGGTTTATCAAACTTAATTAAAAATTTATAATATGATTTGGATTATATCAATTTTAGGGCTACTTCTAATTGTATCAGTGTTTGCAATATACAACCTGCTTACTAAAGTAGAGAAATATGAAGATGTTATACAAGATCAAGTTAAATACTTAAACAATATTTCAGCATCTATTGCTGAAGCAAAAATGCACCTACAGAAGTTAGACGGAGAAGGAACTTTTCAGTCGGATGATGAGGTCGGTTATTTCTTTAAACAACTACAAAACGTACAAGAAGAGCTAAACCGATACATGCTCCCGACTAATTATGGCCAGAACCAAAGCGAAAAGTAACTACTTTACAAAAGAAACAGAAGACTACATAGTCCTCTATAATACTTCCTCAGATCACGTTTATAGAGCTAAAATATTCACAGATCATATCTATATGCCGTTTTATAAACTGGCAGAGAATATAATACATACCTTTAAATTTTACTATACCGACGTAGAACATATTGAAGATCTCAAACATGAGATCGTTTCTGTTTTATTAGAAGAGAAGATTATGAAGTTTGATGCTACTAATGGAGCAAAAGCTTACTCATATTTCGGTACAATTGTAAAGAGGTGGTTAATAAACTACAACAATAAGAACTATAAAAAATTAAAGCAGATAGGATCCTTCTCAGATGTAGAAGAGTGTTATGAACCAGATTTAGAAGTTGATGGACAATTTAAAATGTCTTTATCAGCATTTCTAGATATGTGGATAACAGAAATGTACGAAAGGGTGGATGAATTCTTTCCAAAAGAACAAGAAGCTAAGATAGCAGATGCAGTATTAACTATCTTTAAGACTAGACATGATTTAGAGATCTTTAAGAAAAAAGCGCTCTATATTTATATTAGAGAGATGACTGACTGCGAAACACCTCACCTAACTAGAGTAATATCCAAACTAAAATCAGAATTCTATAATAAGTATTTCGAGTATAGTGAAAACGGGTTAGTAGTCAATATTCTCGACTAACCTATTTATTATTAAAAAAGTATGAGTTTAGATAAGAAAATTTTTGGAGAAACCTCTCTTGCTGATTTATTTCAAGAGATACATACTAATTCTAAATCTACCCGTTCACAAGTTACTGCTTTGATTGCAGAATTAAAACCCTTGATTGAAAGCATAGGAGATGCTACATTAGTAGTACCTATGATAAAAGAATATATGGAGATTGGTGTTAAGAATGATGAAGCTTTAATTAAACTAGCTACTATCATTCAGCGAATCGAAACAGGACAATCAAAAGGAGAAGAATTCGACTTATCAGAATTAGCTGAATTATTACAAGAGGCTGAAACGATTAACAAAGAAGTAAAAGAAACGGATAATGGCGAGCAGTAGATCAGGCACAGGAGCAGGGGCTAGTAGCGGCGGTAAAGGATCCTCAAGTAATTCGGGTACTTTTTACGGCCGTGTAGTAGATATAATACTAGATAATAGACATCCTAAATATAAACAAATGGGAAGTGCACTTGCCATTAACGGATGCTTTTACGTAACTGTTAGTAGTGCCGGAGATATTGACCCAGATGAAGCAGCAGATCCACCTTTTGCTTTTCAAGGAAACGCTAGATATAAAGACATTCCTCTATTAGGAGAGATTATAGCTATCGAATCAAGCCCTTCTGCCACAAGTGAATCAGGTAAAGGAAATAGAAAAGCATGGATTCGAATAGTTAACGTATGGAATGCTCCTGAGCATAATGCTTCCCCTAATACATTAAACCCTAACTTTCAAAAACTTCTATTAGGTAAAGGATTTAAAGAGAGTGGAAGAATAAATCCTTTAATATGTTATCCTGGAGATACTGTACTACAAGGACGTCAAGGACAGTCTATTAGATTTACAGGATCACAGCATATAAATAACCCACTCGTTACCGCAAAGACTTTAGGACAACCTTTAATATTAATTGCTAACGGACAGATTACCGCAGCAAACGGTTTTGATGGTATAATAGAAGACGTAAATAAAAACTTTGGCTCTTTATATTTCTCTGCTTTCCATCAAATTCCTCTAATACAAGCCAATACTAGAAGACTTTCTTACAATAAAATACCAGATACATCTAATGCTTATAATAAACCTCAAGTAATTTTAAACAGTGGACGTTTATTTTTAAATGCAAAAGAAGAGTCTATACTACTTTCAGCAGCAATATCAGTAGGAATAAACAGCAAATCTGTTAACATAGATGCAGATGAGTATGTTTGTATCGATTCTAAGAAAATATTCTTAGGAGAAAAAGCAAGAACGGCAATAGACTATAGTGCACAACCTGTATTATTAGGTAAAAACA